TTACGTATCAGCTCTTTGAGATTTTGCGCTCCAGTTTCAAGAACAAGGAGTTGCGCCTCATCGATTTGACTTTGCGCATGTTCACCAAGCCAGCCTTACAACTGAACTTGCCCCTGCTTGAGCAACACTTGATCGATGTGGTGGACAAGAAGGAGGCGCTGATTGCTGCGGCGAATGCTGACAAGGACTCGCTAATGTCAAACTCCAAGTTTGCCGACATGCTTATAGATTTGGGGGTTGAGCCGCCTACCAAGATCAGCCCCATTACAGGCAAGATGGCATACGCCCTTGCTAAGAATGATGATGGGTTCAAGGCGTTGGCAGATCACTGGGACGAGCGGGTGCAAGCCCTTGTCGCGGCACGGCTTGGGTCAAAGAGTACGCTTGAGGAGACACGGACTCAGAGGTTCATCAACATAGCCAAGCGCGGTAGCCTCCCAGTCCCATTACGGTACTACGCTGCTCACACAGGCAGATGGGGTGGCGACGACAAGTTGAATCTTCAGAACTTGCCTCGGGGCAAGAAAGGTGCGCCCCCACCGAAGCTCAAGTGTGCCATCGTACCGCCCGAAGGTTATGTGTTGATTGACTCAGACTCATCACAGATTGAAGCCCGTGTGCTGGCATGGCTGGCGGGGCAGAATGATTTGGTAGACGCATTTGAAAACGGCAAGGATGTGTACCGCATCATGGCGGCAAAGATTTACCGACGTCAAATAATTGAGAACGTGACTGAGGAAGAGCGGTTTGTTGGCAAGACAACCATCTTGGGTTGTGGCTACGGCATGGGGCATGTCAAATTCCGTGCGCAATTACGGGCGTTTGGGGTTGACCTGTCGGAAGAATGGTGCAAGAAGGTATTGAGAACCTATCGGGATGAATTTTCCCATATACCCGCTCTATGGGAAGAAGCCCACGTATGCTTGGATGCTTTGGCAGATGAGAAGCTCAAGACTTCTGTATTTGGCAAGCAACCCCAAGCGGTTAACGTGTTGCCCGGGATCGGGTTTGATATGCCCAGTGGCTTACCGCTGAAGTACATGGACTTGAGGCCGGACTCGATTGACGAGCGTGGGCGCAAGCAATACATTTACTCCACCCGCCGTGGCATTGTGCGCATCTATGGTGGCAAGGTCGTCGAGAATATATGTCAGGCACTGGCACGATGTGTGATCGGTGAGCAGATGCTCAAGATTGCAGAACGCTACCAAGTTGTGCTGACTGTCCATGATGCTGTGGCTTGCATAGCTCGGGAAGAAGAAAAGGAAGAAGCCGCACGCTATGTACAAGAGTGCATGCGATGGAGGCCGAAATGGGCGCAGACCCTACCGCTTGACTGTGAAGTTAAATACGGAGACAGCTATGGCACTACAACAAAATTCAAAGGTTAATTGATGAAATACACATGGTCGTATTCCAGCATCTCGCTGTTTCAGCAGTGCCCCCGCAAGTATTACCACATGCGTGTGGCAAAGGATATTGTGGAGCCACCACAAGCGCATCTGGATTACGGTAAGGTGGTACACAAAGCCGCTGAAGATTACATTGGGGCCGGTACTCCAATCCCACCGCAATACGCTTTCATACAACAGCACCTTGATCCCTTAAGGGACTTGCCCGGAGAGAAGTATTGTGAGTACGAGATGGGGCTGACCAAGGACTTTAAGCCGTGCGAGTTCAAAGCAGAGGATGCGTGGTTCCGTGGGATCGCTGACTTGCTTATTATCAACGGCGACAAGGCGCGTATCATCGATTACAAGACAGGCAAGAGCAGTCAGTACGCCGACACCAAGCAGTTGGAGTTGTTGTCGTTGCTGGTGTTCAAGCACTTCCCGCAGGTCAAATCAATTAAGTGTGGGCTGATGTTTCTTGTTGCTCAAGATTTAGTTCGTGCCGAGTTTGCCACCGAGCAACAGCCTGAGGCTTGGCAGAAGTGGTTGCCTGAGATAGAGCGACTGGAGAAGTCGTACGAGTCCGACATGTGGAATCCCAAACCCAACTTCACATGCCGGAAATTTTGTGCAGTCGTAGACTGCGAACACAACGGAAGGAAATGAAATGGCAGATGATTATGTACGCGCACGTAAAACAGACCCCTCGACAAGCCATGAGGCAGCGGATAAAGTAGAGAAGTTTGCGTATGCGCACTACCAACAGATACTTCAAGCTTTACTAGATCACGGCCCATTGGGTAAAGACGGTATAGCTAAGAAAGCTAATACGAATAATCGTGAGGATGGGGTTGCTATATCTCGCCGACTGCCTGAGTTGCAGAAGATGGGTCTGGTGTTTCTTACAGGTGAAAAAGTTCAGTCGCGTAGCGGGTGCAGTGAACGTGAATGGGCAATCAACTTAAACGCTTACCAAGAAAAGGTTAAACAAAATGCCATACGTAAATAAACCCCGCCCATACAAAAAAGAATACGAGCAGTATGACGGCACGCCCGCCGTCAAAAAGAAACGAGCCGCACGAAACAAAGCCCGCGCCATGTTGGAGCGCGAAGGTGTTGTACACAAAGGTGACGGCAAGGATGTTGACCATAAGACGCCTCTCAGCAAGGGTGGCAAGACTGTGCGGTCTAACCTCAAGGCTAAACCCGCATCCGCAAATCGTTCCTATGCACGTAACAGCGACCACTCCATAAAGTAATGCACATCATTGACAACAAAATCTTAGTGGTTCGCACCAAGAACCCAAGCCGCATCATTGAGGCAATCGAAAAGAGCACTGCAATCAGTCAGAAAGACGATGTGACTGAGGTTGCGGTGAACTGGGGGCTGAAGGAAGCACAAGCCTTGCGCAAGCTTGGTATCAAGTCTGCACCATCTCCTATCGTGCGTGACTACGGGTGGCCCGGACTGTACAAGCCTATGAGCCATCAGAAGGAAACCGCGTCATTCCTGACCCTGCATCAGCGCGGGTTCTGCTTTAACGAGCAAGGCACAGGCAAGACGGCGTCAGCGATATGGGCGGCAGACTACCTATTAGAGAAGGGTGTCGTCAATCGTGTGCTGGTCATCTGCCCCTTGTCCATCATGCAGTCAGCGTGGCAAGCCGATTTGTTTAAGTTTGCTGTACATCGCAGTGTAAATGTGGCGTATGGCGACCGAACCAAACGCAAGCAGATCATCAATGGCATTGCCGAATTCGTCATCATCAACTTCGATGGTGTTGGTATTGTCAAGGAAGAGATCAAGAATGGTGGCTTTGACCTCATCATCGTGGACGAGGCAAATGCTTACAAGAATTCCCGCACGGAGCGGTTCAAGACGTTGAAGTACATCATGTCACCGACAACTTGGCTGTGGATGATGACTGGCACACCTGCGGCACAGTCTCCGTTGGATGCGTACGGACTGGCAAAAGCCTGTGTCCCTGCAAGAGCGCCGACCCTGTACAGCATGTACAGAGAATCTGTGATGTACCAACTCACAAGGTTTAAGTGGATACCCAAGCCAAACGCAGAAGCAGTGGTGCATGAGCTATTGCAACCTGCCATACGGTTTACCAAGAAGGAATGTCTTGACCTGCCTGACGTAACGCACACATCTCGCTTTGCCCCGTTGAGTGCACAACAGTTGAAATACTACAAGCAACTCAAGAAGGACTTTTTGATTGAGGCAGTGGGCGAGGAGGTATCTGCGGTCAATGCTGCGGCTAACTTGAACAAGCTGCTACAGATTGCATGTGGAGCTGTGTATACCGATACAAAGAACGTCATTGAATTTGATGTTGCGGCCCGCTTGAATGTATTGCAGGAAGTGATTGAGGAGTCTGCAAACAAAGTGCTGATCTTCATTCCATACACCCACGCTATAAATCTTGTCAAAGAGTTTATGGACAAGAACAGCATCACTGCGGAAATAATAAATGGTAGTGTAAACGTCAACAAACGTACTGATATTTTTAAACGTTTTCAAGAGAACGCAGAACCGAAAGTACTGCTAATCCAACCGCAAGCAGCGGCGCACGGGGTAACCCTAACTGCGGCAAATGTGGTGATATGGTACGCTCCAGTTACGTCCAGCGAAACCTACCTGCAAGCTAACGCACGGGTACACCGCCAAGGACAGAAGAATCCTGTAACAGTAGTACACATCGAGGGTAGCCCCGTCGAAGCTAAGTTATATGAGATGCTTCAAAACAAGTTGGACTTTCACGCAAAAATAATTGACTTGTACAAGAACGAAATTAATTCTTGACAAAGTCAACAAAGAGGGTATAATAAATACCCCGAGGTCATAAAAACATTGGAGGAGAGAGGTATATGGATACACCCATAGAGCAGATAGTCTCTACGTATATCAAGTTGCGTGACAAGCGTGACATGATGTACCAAGAGTTTAAAGAAAAAACCGCGCAACTTGAAGAGGACATGCAAGTCCTCAAACACAAGTTAGTAGAAATCTCCAAAGAAACTGGAGCAACTAGCTTTTCCTCGCCATCAGGTATTGCCTACCGCACAGTCAAAAACCGTTACTGGACTAATGACTGGGGTAGTTTCTATCAATTCATGCAAGAGCATGGGGCGATGGGGTTACTGGAAAAGCGCATCCATCAAACTAGTATGAAAGAGTTTTTGGATGAAAACCCCGAAGTGCATCCGCCCGGATTGCATGTAGATAGTGAATACGAAATCACAGTTCGTCGTAAGTAATTTTTCAACCACAGGAGTAACCATGAGCGAAGTAGCTTTGTTCCAACAAGAAGTCCCCGCATACCTCAAACGTGCAGGTCTCGATGACTTAACCAAATCACTGGCTGGCAATACCGGCCTCAAGCGTATCTCTATCCGTGGCGGTGTATTCCGCATGATGGTCAACGGTGAAGAGATTGCAAAGAACGAAGGCCGTGCAATGAATGTTGTGATCGTCAACGGCGGTCGCCACATTGCTCGTCAGTATTACGCTGGTAAGTACGTGGCTGGTGAGTCAGCTGCACCTGACTGCTGGTCTAACGACGGCACTGCACCTGATACATCAGTAGAAGAGCCACAAGCCAAGACTTGTGAAGGCTGCCCACAGAACATCAAAGGTTCTGGTCAAGGTGATTCCCGTGCTTGCCGTTTCCAACAACGATTGGCAGTTCTGTTAGCCGACGATATCGACGGCGATGTGTTCCAACTGGTGCTGCCCTCCAAGTCAATCTTTGGTCGTGGCGATTTAGACAAGATGCCGTTCCAGCAGTATGCCAAATACGTTGGCGCTCAAGGCAAGAGCATCAACACTTTGGTAACTGAGCTTCGCCTTGATAGTGACAGCGATACGCCCAAGCTGACATTCAAGCCAGTCAAGTATTTGACCGAAGAGCAATGGGAGATTGCAAAAGAAAAAGGTGATAGCCCTGCCGCTCGTTCCGCTGTTATGCAGACCCCTGCTGCTACCGACGGAACAAAGGCCAAGCCCACTGCGAAAGCTGAAGTGGTCGAGGTTGAAGTAGTGCCCGAGCCTGTAAAACGTGCATCCAAGAAGAACGCTGAACCCGCCCCTAAGAAGGATTTCAAGGATGTAATCAATAGCTGGACTGATGACGAATAACGATGGACAACCGTGGTTACGCATCAAGAATAGTTAAAGCTAATTTGGAGGCAAGTACAGACAGCCCCGGCGTTTTGCTGGGGAGGTTCTGTATCTCCAAAGAAATCCCTGTGTACGATGTTGCTGAGTTTTTTAAGGTGAGCAGAATGACCATATATAAAT